CGGGGGGTATAGGCTCGGCACCGTCACAGAGCGGTGTTCGCTTCCTCCACGTCGTCAGACAAGAGGAAGGGGTAGAAGCCAAGGGTTTCGATGTTCTCCGTGGTGAAGTCTGGCGTGTTGTTCTCATCCATCGTGTAGAAGATCGAGTCGATGGTGTAGGCCACGAAAGCGACGGACAACTCCTTGTCGTACCGTTGCTCATCCAGGTTTGGAAGCTCGGACGACATCCCCGCAACGGCCATCGTGATGGCGTCCAGTTCATCCAAGAGTTGTTCCCGTAGGTCGCACAACTTGATGATGCGTGCCTCGAGGTTGCTCCTCTTGTACCGAATCTCTTTCTGGAGCCATCGTCGGCCTGCGTCGATGCGTGTGGCCACGTTGGCGTCCTCAACGGCCTTGCGTCCGCCGATGCGGGCCGGGAGGTACTTCTTGAGGGTCATGTAGCCACCCTCGTACTGCACACCGGGCGTGTAGGCCCCAGACTTCGGGTACACCACGCCGCCGTTGGGTTGACCCTCAGTGCCCGGTTGGTCAGGGTCGGTGCCGTCGAGGATGACCGTCGAGTCAGGGGTCAGGAACAACGAGATGTCGAAGGGGTTGCCCCCCATCGCGATGTACGCCTGGATCAATTTGCACAGGCTCGAGTTCGGCGTCACGAAGAAGCCCTCTCGGGTCTCGGCCACCACCTCGTTGCCTTCATCATCCACGGTCCTTGCATAAATGACCGTGACCTCACCGATACGGGTGAGCTCGGCTTGGATGACCGCCATGCGTTCGCCCACGTCCCGCCGCTCTTGGAGGATGAAGCGTCGATAGGACTGCCAAGAGCCCTGTCGGAAAGTGCCGAGCCAGTTGAACGCCATCTACTCGGCCTCCGGGAAGAACGCCTGAAGGATCTCAACGAGCACTGCGGGCAGACCGCCCGCAAGGAGCACAACGCCAGCTCCGTAGGTGCCGTAGATGTCCTCCTCGACCGTGACTTGACCCCCGCTCGCGGGCTTGTTCTCGGCGGTGATGAGCTCGGCGAGGATGCCATCGGTGCCGTTGCCGGTGACGACGAGCCCCGACATCGCTGGAAGGGAGAACGCGGCCAAGGAGCCCAACAGAGCGTTGATGCGGACGATGAGGGCCTGGAGCTCGAGGAGCCGGGCTTGAAGGAACTCGATGTAGGAGACGATTACGTCGGCGAACCCCTGGATGCCCGAGGCGATGGCCTTCACCCACTTGATGATTTCGTCGAGTGCCGCGTCGACCGGCGGGAGCCCCTGGGGGAACAGTCGGATGGTCGTCCAAGCTCCTGCGTTCGGGCTGAGGGGGAGGGTCATCACCGCCGCACTGACCTGGAGCACTGCTGCCGCTGCTCCGTACACCTCGGGAGTCAAAGCGTTCCGACAGAACGCGATGGTGGTTGACCCGGTGAATCCCGCTACGGTGCCCAACCGGTAGACCACCGGCGAAGGGTCAGCGGAACCCTGGTTGTACAGCCACGCTCCTCCTTGGTTGGGCTTCACCAGGAACCCGGGTGCCCGATTTGGGCCAACCTGTCCGGACGAACGGAAATACATGGGATTGTAGGTGTCACTCGCCATACCGAGGGAGTAGGGGTTGAGGCCAAGCCCTGTCGAGTTGTTAGAGTCCCCCAAAGACTCCAAGATGGTTTGGTCGGGGAATTGGTTGTCAGCGTCCGACCACCGGAAGGACAACAACACCTCACCTGCATCCACCACCGTGGTCTCTAGGTCCCCCAAGGGTCCCGACAACGAGTAGAGGTGGTTGGCAAGCCCCCGGCACCGTCGAAGAAGCTGCCTACGGAAATTCGCTGGGGACACATTGTTGCGTCCGTAGTAGCCCTGCTTGCCGCCCTTGATGAGTGAGGGGATGAGGAACCGGCTGATCTCCTCGAGGCCGGTTTGGTTTGCCGCTTTCCCCACTTCAAACGGAGCCCCCTCCTCAGCGACGGGAAGGTCGGTGCGTCCCAGCACCAAGAGGGCAAGGGCAACGACGAGGGTGTCGATGTAGTTGGCCGTCGTACTTGAGGGGAACGTCAGCACGAGGGGTTGGGACGGTTGACCCTTGTGGTTCTTCCCAAAGTCCCCGGAGTTCCCGATGGTGTAGTTGCCAGACCCCGTGGATGCCTGGGTCGCTGCGATGACATCTGCCGACGAGGTCTTGTAGAAATTGAGCGGTTGGGCAAGGGGGCCACTCCTGCCGGAGCCCGCGACTTGTGTAGTGTCCCCAACAACCACTTTCACAATGTCCGCAATCTCCTCGGTGACCTGGGACACCCGAACGTAGACCGTCGTGGCTTGACCAAGTTTCGTGGCCTTGACCTTGTTGCCGTCCATCTCAAACTCGGCATCGAACGGCATGTCGCTGGCATTGAGTGTGACCGCGAAACCCTGCCCAGGCTTGGCGACGTTGAGGAAGCCAGCCTGCACGAAGAACGTCCGTTGAAGCAGATGGTCATCCCCATCCTTCAGGAGGTCGAGTGGGATGGGGACGTTGTCCGCCGCACTCTTGTAGCCATAGAGCCGGGTCGTGCGGTCCGTGCCGTCTTCGTCTGCCTCGAACGTCGGATTGCCCAGATCGGTCCCATTGATCATGTCGTTTCCGCCATAGAGGCGGAAAGGAAGACCCGTCTTGGGGTCCCGAGCCAGCCCGTAGACCCGCTTGGCCGCCTTCTCGCCGACGAGGGCGTTCTTCACGTAGGTGTCGTAGGCCAGGAGCAAGCCGTCTGGAACCGTGGACACCTCCACCAAGAACCCCTTGGGTCCCGGCTGGAGCAGCCCTGTAGGTTGACTCGAGGGAGCCATGAGCCACCGGACGTTCGCCTGGTTCGGAACACCCCCTGCCCTCAACGCCTGGCTCATCGGACCGAAGGCCGACAGAAGAGCACCCTCCTCACCGTAGGTGGCCGTGAGACCCACAGGCACGGAGGTGACCTTGATGTTGGTCTCCCTGCCGAAGAAGGCCATCACCCGCTCGATGATGGACACCAGTTGACCCACGCCCGAGGTGTCGACACCCACGTACAGGAAGATGGCGATGACCGCAGACCGACTCGAGAAGTCCGGTCGCGTCGGGTCAGCACGGTTCACCAGGCGGCCAATCATCCGTCGCTCGTAGGCCGAAAAGCCTCCGAGGATGTTGGAGAAGTCCTTCCCGTCGAGTTCGGTGTCCCCCGAGATGTACACCCCGATCTGCCGGAGGTCATTCAACAACCCCTCAATTTCCGCGAGGATGGCGTCGATGATGGCCTGGAGGGGGTTGAGCAGCCCCGCGATGAAAGCCTTCACGACGTTCAGGATTGCCAAGAGGATGTTCAGGATGGCAATGAGGGCGTTGAGGAGACCCTGAATAGTCTCCACTACATCGGTGAGTGCCGACGGAATGCCCGGCTGGATGGTGGTCCAACTCGCCATCAGGCACCCCCGCCGTGCTTGGTCCGCTGTAGCACCGCATGGAGGTCAGCCATCTGCTGCTTGTCCCGCTCAACTTGGCCCTCAAGGAGTGTGCGGATGTTGACCAACAACTCCTTGTACTTGTCGAGCATGGGTGGCTTGACGGTCCTCCCCCCTGCCGGATTCCACTTGTTGTGGGGGATGCCGAGCTCACGGAGCTTCGCCTCAAGTTCCTCGAGGGTCATGTTCTCTGGGTCAAAGGTCACTGGGCTCTCCTACAAGGACCAGGCCGATAGACGAAATCACGTCTCATCGAGCCCCTCCTGGAGACGGAGCAGGTCTTCTTGCTCCTGCTGGCGGCGTGGCAACTCCACATCGAACCGCACCACGTTGGGCAATGTACCGTTCACCCGGTCACACCGGAACTTGATCCATGCCTGGCGAAGTTGGCGGAACCTGTCCTCGACGTTGAGCACCCCATCCACCAGGTCTGGCAGAACAGGTCGCCCCTCTCCCGCAGCGAAATCCGAGTAGGGCGTCGGGCCACCATACGGGGGCACCAAGTCATCGAGGCGGTAGTCGAGCACCCAGAACCGACGGTCGAGCACCGACAGGCAGTCCGAGACGTTGGCGAACGGGGAGTACTGCGTGAATCCCGCGATGGACACGATGAAGTCGTTGGAAACCACACCAAGGCCCTCATCCGGGTTGGTAGGCGACCCCAGGTCGGTGATGTGTTCGTCCCGCTGGAAGACGTAGTAGTTGCCGGACTTCCCGCCCGACATCGGAGCGGCCATCTCCTCGAGCCACGACAGGATCCGTTCCCGGTTGAACAGGACCAGGTCGATGGCCTCGTCCGAGAACAGACTCGAGGGCCGGATGATGCGGTAGCTGAACGGGGCAATGGAGAGTTGGTTGCCCTTGTAGCTGTTCGGGTCGGGGTCCGACGCACCCGCGTACTCCGTGACCCGAAGATCCTGTTGACCCTCGGTCGTTCCTGCCCCACTCGTAGGTGTGCTCGAGCCAGAGATGGTCGGGATGACGGCGTACTTGGTTCCCGTCGGCCCGTTGGTGGAACCGAAGACCACATCGGCCCCATCCGTGCCCGTGAAATCGGAAGCCCCGGAGACCGTCATGAAGGCCCCTCCTGGATCGACGGACACCACACGGTAGAAGCCACGGTTGTCGTCGAGCACAGCAGGTTGACCCGCCACGTAGGGTGCCCCTGGGCCCCTGTCTGGCACCGACTCATCACCAAAGGGCCGAGACCCTTGCTCTGGGGTGGCTGAGGGCCCAGACGGCCCCTCGAGGTCTCCTGCGGGGTCCACGAGGATGATGTCGCCAGGCTGGAGGCCCAAGGCATTCCAGTCAGGGACCGTGGAATCCGACAACTCGTTGGGGGTGTCGACGAAGCCGCCACTCGCAGAGGCCGGGACAGCGACGGACTCAAACAAGACGGCGTCGGTGATGAGCTCGAGCAACTGCTCGTTGGACTGCTCGTGCGGCACCGGGGCTTGCGACAGGTAGATCTCGTAGGACTCACCGCCTGTGGGCACAGAATCGACGAAGCCAGGCTTGCGGAGCTTGATGGTTGTCCCGTTCGTGATGGACTGGATCTCGGCGATGTCCACAACAGCACCCGTCGCATTCAGGAGCCGCACCTCATCACCAGGGTTCACGTTCACGTTGATGTTCGCGAAGTCGCCCAACTGGGTCGGCGTCGAGGCCACAAGTGTCCGGGTGGCTGGGGTGTAGGAGCCCACCACACCCCGCCGAGTCTCGTAGGCGTACCGGAGCGGCCCGAGATTCGAGGAGATGGCATCGAGTTGTGCGTGCCACCGGCGAACACGCTTCACCGTGAAGGACACACCCTCGGAAGTGGCCGCCAGGAACGAGCTCGGATTCCGCATTCCAATCTGTGCGTTGGTCGCCGCTGACCGAACCGCATCCACGACATGAGCCACCACCTGATCCAGAGGCAGAGTGGGTCGCGGCCAACTCGGCTCGAAGAAGATGCCTGCCTCGGCCTGGAAGCCGATGACGCCCGTGGGGTCGAAGTTGCCCCTCGTGTCCACAAGGTCGCCAGCGACGAACCGGTCAGAAGGCAGGAGGCACTTCACACCATCGAGGGTGATGCCGTAAATCGTGGTGTCGCCGTGGACCTTCTCCCAGTCCCGAGTGCCGCCAGAGGTGGGCAAGCCGTTGAGGTCGAACCAACCAGCGACCTCGGAGTAGACGACAGCCTGCTCGTTGGTCTGGAACACCTTGTTGTCGGCCACGTCCGCAGGGATGATGCCGAGGGTCTCGGAGGCCCCCGCCACACCACCGTCGATGAGCTCGGGCATGGTGAAGGTGTTGTTGACGGTAGACACGTCACCCACGAGACCTGTGTTCGACATGACCATGTGCAAGAAACCGTAGGTCGTCGTCCCACCGTGGTCGTAGCCCACAGTCGAGTTCTTGGGGAGACCGGACCCGAGGGCTGAACCAGAGGCACCAATGGGGAGGAACCGCATCCCAGAGACCTTCATCCCCGCCCGCAGGAGGGCGAAGAACGCCCCATTGGTGATGGTGGCGACGCCGTCGGCGGTGACGGCTGCACCTGCGGCCAGCGTGAAGGTGTTGGTGAGGGTGTTGATGGACGTGATGGCCTTGCTCACCACAGACGTGGGGTCTGCCGAGTCCACCAAGACGTACAGGCGGGCCATTGTGGAGGCCCCATACGGGTTGCCGCCCGTGGTGTCGTTGTCCCACTGGGTGCCGTTGGTTGAACCCACAGGCCCGATGCCCAGGTCGGTGATGGTCACCGTCCGGGTGGCACCACCCACGAAGCTCACGATGGTCGGAAACACCCCGTCGAAGAACTGGCCACCAGCCCCCGCATTCCCCGAGAGAGCGACCTCCCGGTAGCCGGCACCGCTCGAGTTGTCTGTGACCGCGTGGCGAACCAGGTAGGTGCCGGCGGACACGGCAGCATCTCCACTTGAGGACGCCTCGATGGTGCAGATGTCCCCGGCCACCACGAACCCTGGCGAGACGCTGAGGGCGACGATGCTGGTTTCGTCATCGTGGGTCGTTGCCGTGCCTGTGCAGATGGTCCCAACCTCGAACTCGTCGGAAGACGGCAGGGCTGACAACTTGACGCTCGTGACCGGGCCGATGGGGGTGTTGGATGCCTCCCAGGACATCGCTCGAACGGTGCCCACCTCGAGGCCGCTGGCCGTGAGGTCCACTGCGAAGGTGCCGATGATTCCCGAGGCGTCTGGTGAGAGGAAGGTGAGTGGTCCACCGTTGACCTCGGCGGGGTTGTTGACGGAGCAGGCGAGGCCCGAGGCCGTCACCTCCCACACCTCCAGAGTTGCCGAGATGTCCGTGGTGAGGTCGGACAGGAGAGTCCCCCGCTCAGGGGCAGCCATCATGTCGTACCGCTCGGAGAACGTGAGCCTGTCCGCACCAACCCACCCGGTGGTGGAACCTGTGCCGCCACTGACGCCGGGGGATGTGCCACCCAGTGCTGTGATGAGGGTGTCGGTGGTTGCGTTGATGTAGGTGTCGATGGTGAGGGTGAAGTCGTACAGTGTGCCCAGGTTGGCCGCGAAAATCGCCCCGCCAGGACCAACCAGCCCGTTGGTCACCCGTGATGACCTTCTCGTTCGCCACCAAGCCGATGACCGCGATGCCGCCTGCGATGCCACCACTGGCCTCGGTGGACCGCAATACGATCTCCTCCATCAGGTTGCCCGGGGACCCGTCGTCGATGTTCTCGTAGAGGCGGATGACGATGGCATTGCCCGCAGCGAAGATGTGGTTCAGACCACCCGTCGTCGCCAGTGGTCCAGAACCGTCGTTGAGGAGCGGTGACGGGGAGAGCACGGTGAACGTGGTCGTGGCCCCGACTCGAGCCACCAGGATGCCGGTGGTCGTTGGGGACGGGGCGACGTGAGCCATCGCGTTGGTGTAGGTGTACTTGATGAGGTCGCCGACGAAGCTCTGGGAGACGAACCTCGGCACCTCGAGCGTGGTGGCGGTGACGGCCCCGACAGACAGGATGCCTGTGGTGCCAGCAGCCAGACCCGCCGTTGAATTGGGCACCTCAACCAAGATGAGGTCGAAGGACTGTACGTCCCCGATGCCACTGTTCGGGGTGTAGCTACCCGCTGTCGTGACCGGGGTGAGGTCGGACGAGGTGGTGAGCACCGCTGGCGGAAGACCTGGCCCACCCGACACGTCGAGGATGCTGCCGTCGGTGAGGATGATCTCGTCGGGGTACACCGCCTGAGGGGTTGGGGAGTCGGACTGGCCAACCACCACAAGAGCCGAAGCCACATCTCCGAGTCGGTCGAGCTCGGTGTTGCCGAACGACAGGTACGGAATCCCGTAGTCACCCGAGTCGTTGGTCGGGAGCCCCTGGAGACAGGGCAGGAACGTCGGCTCGCGGTTGTTGTTCGCGAAGTCCACGTCCGCTTCGATGGTCGAGAGCGGGAGCGGCGGATTCTGGTTCGTCATCTCCTTGAGCCCGATGAACGGATCCTTCCAAGATGGGAGCGACACGTCCATCCAGAGGCCCCGCTTCCGCTTGGTCCCCACATCGAGCGTCGGGATGGAGGCAGCAATCTCCTCCATCTCCTCGAGCGTGGGCGGATCCGAGAAGTCGGTGGTGTCGGGTAGAGGCACCGACACGAAGATGGTGTCCCCCTGGCCAAGTTCGATGGGGTTGCCCGACAGGCTTCCCGTCCCGGTCGCCAGGACATCGGAGCCAGCGAGGAAATCACCCTTGTCGTCGGCCAGGATGATGATGCAACCCTGCAACACGTCCCCGACGAAGACACCGCCGTAGATCGGGTCGATGTCCTTGCCACCACCGAACAGACTCTTGAGCGTCTTCTGGGCGTTCCCGGCCTGCATGGTCTGGCCCGAGGGGCGTCCGAAGGACACTTGCTGCATGACCTTGGGCTTCTTGTCGTCGAAGGCCAAGAAGGGGGGCGTCGAGTATTCCGGGTCACCCGTCCCACAGTCGATGACGCTGCCGCCGTTGGAGATGAGCTCGCCGAAGTCGGGGTACCCGGTGTTCGGGTCGATGGGGAAGTCCTTGATGAACGTCGGCGTCGCGATGATGGTCGCGTACCCCTCGGTCGCAGCTTCGATGTCGGGGAACCCGTCTGGGCTGTAGGCCCAGATGCGTGCTCGAGGATGCCGCTGGCGACTGTCGATGTCCGAGATGCCCTTGATGACGCCCAGGGCCGGGTTGGACACCACACCGATGGCCTTCAGGAAGGTCGAGCCCAGGAGGGGAGACTCGCCGTCCTCGGACTTCTGGAGCTTCGGTGGGTTGAGCACCTTGAGGAAAGCGTAGGTGCCGGGCTCCACGGGGTTCGCATCAAGGTCGGCCTCAAGGCCGGGGTACGTCGTCGAGAACGCGAGTGTGGACTCGGGGAAGAGGCGGGAGATGCGGGAAGGCTCCCACATGAAGTTGAACTCGCCCCGAACACGGAAGAAGCCGAAGCCGAAGAAGGGACGTCGCTGATCGACAAGGACTCGGTCGTCCATGTCGTTGCGGATGTATCGCTTCTGTTCGTCGATGTAGAACCGCAGGAAGTACGGATCCATCGGCTTCCCATCCACCTCCATCGTGGTCAGGTCAGGGATGGTCGCCGTCTCAGGGTCCACCACCGGGTCAGTTTCGGTGACGCCAAAGTCGCCGTTGGCAGCTCGGAAGACCTGGCTCCAGACGAACCGGTTGTTGAGGTCGCCTGTGATGCCATCCTCGTAGCCAGCAGGCGGGTACGTCTTGCCTTGCCCCACGAAGAACCTGAACTTCCCGTCCCGGTCGCCGATGACCTCGCCGTTGATGGTTTCGAGCACCTGCTCGAAGGCCACCACCACCGCGTTGTAGAGGCGGATGAACGTCCGAGCCGCACGGTCCTGGTCGGTCAGGTCGCGACGCTCTGCATCGAGCCCGAGTCGGCCCTGGGTGTAGTTGTCCGTCGAGCCTCCGGAGACCACCATGGGGCCACCCGCAGGACTCTGGGCTGCCACGCGACCGACCGCCACCTTGGCGACCTCCGACATGTAGGACTCGAGTGGGGTGGTCCGGTAGTAGAAGGTGTCCGGGCTGTTGAACGAGTACGTCCCGATGAGCGTCGTCCCCAGGAGGCCATTGTCCTCCGACGGCATCGTGATGTACGAGTAGCCAGCCGCGTACCGGGGATAGACAAGTGCCCCGTCCTGGACGAGCGGCTGAAGGGTCTTGAGCCGGGTGTAGCTGAACAAGAGCGTCTGGTTGGGTTGGAACGACCCCTGGACGGGCTCGAGGAACGTGACGGCCCCGTTCTCGGGATTGATGCGGTAGTCCACCGTATGGGTGAGAGAGCGACCAGGCAGCAAGACGCCCGTAGAGTCGAGCTCCCCTAACAGGACGAGCTCGAAGTCCTCGGCCTCCACGATAGGGGCGACACCCAGGAACTCCAGAGGGTCGCTCTGGTAGATGGGCCGGACCGAGAGCTTCACGTTGTCGACGAGCGGGTTGAACGACCGGATGGTGGGTGACGACACCGACATCTTGGTCGTCCGACCGTCTTGAGCAAGCTCGACGGCCACAACGATGAAGGGGTGGCCGTCCATCTCGAGGAGGTGTCCTGCCGTGATGCGGACGGGGCTGCCGCCAACATCGACGGTGGTGAGGTCGCCCTTGAAGATGACGTCGATGGCACCCTTGGCCACAGGCTCGTAGGCCACCGTCAGCGGTAGGAGGAACCCGAGGTCGAACGGAATGGTTGTGGGGGTGCCATCCACGTCCACGGTGACGGGAATCGAGGACAGGAGGGACAACACGTCGTTGCCCGGTGCCCGAGACCCTGCCTCAATCTCCTGGGGTGGCCAGACCACCACGGTGGTCCCGTCTGTGATGATGTTGTAGGACGAGGACTTGATGTAGTACGGCTGTGCCCCAAGACGGAGCAATTTGCCTGGCACCATGTCGTCGGTGCGGTCGGTCTCGAGCACGAAGGTGTCCTGGTCGGCTTCGAGGAAGAACGGGGGGCGGTACACCGGGGTGGTGGACGTGTTGTACGCCTGTTCGCCACCAAACGCCTCGTAGACCCCGTAGTTGACCTGGACGACCGTGCCTGCGTCTTGGGGCTCTGCGAAGGACACAGTGCCGTTCTCGAACGTCGCAGTGATGGTGTTGCCGAAGTTCTGGAGGTTGGTGCCTGCCCAGATCATTGGCTCGATGAGCTCCGCGATGGTTCGACCCGTCGGGTTCACCGTGTAGGTGGTGGAGTCCACAGCGGTGGCTTCCTCAAGCCGGACCACCACCGGGAGGTACTCGCTAATGAGGTCGGGGGAGGCCAACTCGCCTTGGGAGTCCGCTTGGTAGTAGTGGGTCAGGACGAGTTGCCGGGCACGGAGCGGCTTGTTGAAGAAGAACGACCCGAGCACGGGCGACACAACCACGTCGAGTTGGTTCTCCGTGATCATCTGCTCGACGAAGTAGGTCGTCTTCCCACCGTAGAGAGCCAAGTCGCCGCTCGAGAAGTTGAGCTCGCCGTCCACCGGGTTGTACTCGGCCTCCCCAGTGGTCATGCCTGCGGGGTCGAGGAACTCCTGGTCGACGATGACCTCGGCCTCCGCCAACTCGGACAGGGTGGTCGCACCGAACCCGAGGAGACCGGTCGAGGACTGCACCTCGACCTCATCTCCAGCGAGTGCTCCGAACACCGGCACCACAGTGAGGTCGACGCCGATGGTGTAGACCTTTGAGCCCACTCGGATGGAGAACTTCTGCGTCGTGAAGTGGTCGTCGGTCCCGAAGTTGGGGATGTACAACGCCCCGTTCGCCATCTTGCCGAGTTCAAGTCCCCGCACCAGCGGCGAAAGGCTGATCCGGGACCCGGTGGGAAGGTCGAGGCCGATCTGGATGTTGATCGTGCGACCTCGGGTGAAGGCGTCGCTCACCACGGCCACGAGCCTTGAAGCGGCTTGAGTCGTGGAGTCCACCGGCATCGCACCGAGCTCGTCCATCAACTCGATGGTGAACGGCTCCTCGGGGAGGTGGTTGAACTGTTCGTAGACCACATCGGCGACGACACCCGGGTTGTACGTCCCGGTCGTGATGCCTTGGTGGAGTGCCCAACTACCGTAGGGAGCACCGTTGACTGGTCCCGCGTCCCCAGCGAAGGGAGGCTCGGCGTAGATGGTGAGGGTGGTCTCGTTGATGACCGTCGCGACGAGGTACGAGCCCTCGGCATCCCCCGCCAGGATGTGCAACCGCATCCCTGCCGTGATGCCGTCCGTGAGGAAGGTGGCATTCCCGTCGATGAACGTCGTCCCACCAAGAGCGAAGATGCCCTTGCCGCCCTCGGCGAGTTTCTCACCCACCACCGCGATGGGCACAGCGATGCCAGGGAGCCCGTCGTTCGGGAGGATGAACCCGACGCCCCGCTCCTGCTCAACCCAGGATGCACCATCTGCGGCCAGGCGGAACCCGAAGCCGTTCCCGACAGCGGGGTGCATGGTCAGACCGACCACGCTGGACTGGCCCAGAGGCAACGCCCCTGTGCGACGCTCGACTCGCGAGGAGATGTTGCCCTGCTCGAGCCAGAAGAACCGGTCGTTGCCGAAGTCGTAGAGGACCTCGGTGAGGTTGTCGAGCCGGTTGAAGTTCAGACCGTCGATGGCGACGAAGAAGATGTTCTCGTCGAAGCCAGCGATGTCCTGGATGGGAGGGTTGTTCACTGCGAAGGTGGGATTCGCGATGAGGGAGTCGGCGAACAGGACGTTGGAGAAGCGAGCCGTTGCTCGGATGTCGGGCGTTCCGTTTGAGCGTCCCTTGTTGAGCGGACTCCTGGAAACACCGATGGCCGTCCCGTTGTCTGGGAGCCAGTTCTCCGAAGCCGTCGCGTCGGCTCGCCACCCGGGAAGGAACCCAAGCACACTCGCCGCCGAGAAGTCCCGGTCGACGAAGGCCGTTGTGAGACCGAAACCGAACTCGACCGAGCCCGTGGTGTCAGGGAACTCCGAGGAGATGACGATGCGGTCACGGACGGCGTAAACGGTGCTCGCAGGTGCTCCAGAGGTCGACTGGATGTCTGCTGCCAGGTCAATGGCAGAGAAGGTGCCTGCTGTGGCCGTCCAGGTGAACTTGGTTCCGTCGAGGGCGAAGTAGAGAACTTCCCCACCCTCGAACGTGAACGGCCCCATCTCTCTCGAGTACGCAATGGCCTCGTCGGTGTAGACGGCGGGCGTCACCTCCGCTTGGAGGAAGTAGATGGGCTCGTTCTTGATGCCTGCCCGTTTGAATTGGACAGCGGAGCCTGGGTCACCGCTCACGAGCTCGCGAGCGATCTGCACCTTGGTCTTCCGCATGGCGAACGGGAAGTCGTTGAGCTCCTTCTTGAACTCGACCACCTCGGTCTCGTCGAACGCCTTGGACGTGGTGAAGACCATCGTGTCGCCGATGCCCACCACCTGACGAACCAAGCCAGAGTCGTTCTCCCGAGTCCCTGGGGTGATGGCTGCGTCGGGGGCCTGACCCGTGTTGTCTGGGACGAGCTTGATCCCTGAGGTGCCAGGGAACGGGAGTGGCACGGCCTCACGGACGAACATCTTTCCGGAGCTCGGGACACCAACCTCTGCACCACTCTCGTCCACCAGGCGGATCGGGTCTGGACAGCGAAGGGGTTGGGTCGTTTTGGCGACGCCGTCGAAGTAGACCTGGTTGCCGAGGTACTGGCGGTCGAAGAGCGGGTTGATGTCCGGGAACGTCCCTGCGGGATCGGTCGGCTCCGCCTTGAGCAGGTCGGCCTCTGACAGAGCGAGTCGCCCAGTGGTCATCGACCACTGGACAGTGCCGGCGGGGACGACGGATTGGTCGTCGAGGTCGGCATCGGTAGCCTTGGCGATAGGCACCAGGGGACGACGGAAGCCCAGGCGGATGAACGGTCGGTCGGTGGCATCCGGCACCGGGGTGATGTACAGCGGATCGCTGAGGGCATCCCGCATGTCACCGACAGCCCCGTTGGCGTCTGCCTCGTACTGCTCGGGCGTGTACCAGACGGTGAGCCCCGCATTCGCGTCGAGGAAGGTGGTGTTCCAAATGAGGATGCCGTTGCCCTGACCGATCACTGCGTCTGGGTTGCCCAGGCTCGAGAAGTTGATGGCCCCGTTCTCGATGGTCGCATCGGAGACGACCTGGACCTCGGGCACGATCGAGGTGGCATCGGGTCGGATACCCACACGGATGAGGGCGAACACGTCGGCGTCGGAGGGGTCACCTGGGAGGGTGTCGCCCAAGGAGAACCGGGATGGCCTTGGGAACAGGGTGTACTCGCCATCCTCGGTGAGGAGGTCGAGGTTCCTGGGAGGCTTGCCCTTGTAGGGCTCCCACCGCTGGGTTCGACCGTTCCACCCGAACCGGGTCAGATTGCGGTCGTTCTTCGACCACCAGAAACGAGCGGCGGCCACAATGAAGTCGCATCGGATGATGGTGTCGCCACGGCGAGTGGACACTCCTCCACCGAGAGCGGACAACGTCACAGAGTCGAGCTCCACGAGCCCCGCCGTCGGGTCCTGAGAGGCGAAGTCCACCGAGGGAAGTGAATTGGGGCCGCACTGGATCTCGACCCCGGTGTCTCCGCGTCGGATGATGATGAGCTTGATGCTTGCGAGGCCCCGCCCTTCTGGGTCCACCACAATGAGGCGGTTGGTCCCATCTGTTTGGGGAAGGGGAAGGAGAGCCACATCCACGTCGAGGGTGCCTCGCGGGATGGACACCATCGCCCCAGGATCGGCGGCCTGCTCTAGGAAGTCGTCGGTCTCCAAGAGGGCGAAGCTCGACGAGTTGGCCGCCCAGACCAGGTACTCCTCGAGGTCACCGTTTGGGTTGTCGAGGACAGCCGTGCGGTACATGTCCGCCGGCACCTCGAGGAGATCGTTGGCGGAGTCGAAGTAGGTGAAGCCTGCCGGGAGGGGTTTGTGATCGCGGGACACCCCATTGATGGCCGGGCCCGTGCTCGTCGCGTTGGCGGGAGCCGTGCGAGGAGCTCGGAGTACGAAACCGTCAGTGGAGAAAGCCATTAGAACACCCTGGAAATGCTGGTGCCGCCTGCTGGAGCCGGCCCAGCGGGACCTGTAACCACGCCGATCCCGGTGCCGGCAAGCAGTAGCGTTGCGATACCTGTACCCAGAGCCACCGACAGACGGGCCATGTCACCCCCAAGCATTCCCGACGCCGCAGCAACGCCCTGGATGGATAGCGTCAGCGTCGCTGCGTTGGCGAACACGATCCTCGAGATGTCCGAGCCCGCCCCAACACCCACAGAGGCCCCCTGGTACTGTCCAGAGGCCGAGAAGGCTGTGGCCACCCCGATGCCCACGGCACGAGCCATCGACGGAGAGACGAATCCCAGGAGGCCCGCACCGAGGGCTGCCGCAGGAACGGTGATGGGGATTGGTGGGACCAGGATCTTGCCGTTGACTGTCCCCGCTCCTGCGACACCTGTGGTGACCCCTGACACCACGAGGTTGGTTGGGAGGGTGGCCCAGGCCACGGTGGCGGATCCCAACACCATGGCGATCTTGTACCAGTCCGCCCCTGCGAGCTCGGGTCCAGCCGCGATGATGGCGGCGGTGACCGCTGGGGGTGCCAACGCCATCAGTTGATCCGGAATGTCTGGGCACCGAGCGTGCCCGAGGACAGGAACGGGGTGCCCGTGAGTGGGTTGATGCACCCGTCGGTGAGGACGGCACCTGGTGGGACATGCGGACCCGTGAACACCACAGCGGCAGCGGTGACGTTGAAGGCCGTGGCCGTGATGCTCATAGCGGCTCCTGCCGTGATGGAGACTGCCCCAGCCGCCTGGATGGATGCCGTACCTGCACCCACGATGGCGGCTCCCGAAGCACTCAAGACCACGGAACTACCCGAAGCCGAGGCCGTGAAGTTGCCTGCCCCTACGGAGTACGTCTGGTTGCCGACCAACACCTTGGTGGAGTGGTTGCCAGCCGTCAACGTCTCGTCGCGGTTGCCGTACAGGAGGCTGTACTTGTCCGCCGTCCCACCAGGGAACCCCGTGGCGGGGTTGGCAGAGAACTGGACCTCACGGAGGGCACCGTTGGTAGGAAGACCGTTCTTCGGGCCCGAATAGGTGTACTCCGCCTTCCCCATGACCGCCTGTTGGTAGGAGGCCGAGGAGTGGGAGATGCCGTCCCCCGACTGGAAGTTGAGGGCGGTGCTCGCGTTGAGATTCATCTGTTGGATGTTCGACAGATCGAGTCGCGTCGCCGAGAGCGTCAAGGTCTTGGACGCCTTCACCAGCACGTTGGTGGCCGACTCGAGCGTGAGGCCCGGTAGACCTCCTTCACCCTCTCCCGAAGGAGCCTGGCGAGCTGCGATGCCACCCACCGCTGTGGAGCCGCCGGCGAACAAGCGGATGGCTCCCTTGTCCGAGGAGATGTCCACACCGATGTTGCCGGCGTTGTCCCCCCTGGCGGCACGGAGGATGATGGCTCCATCGGCGTTCATCTGGAGAGCTCGCCCATCCGGCGTCGCACCCAGGCCCATCTTGATGCCCGCCAGCGTCGCCAGTTCCGCCGACCAGGAATCCCCTGGCCCCCGAGAGAGACGCCAGGAGCTTGCCTGTCTTGGCGACGGACCAGAAGGTGGGCTCGGCGTTGGGGGTGAGCGGTGGGCGGACGGAGAACAGGGTCGCCGCGTGATCCTCAACGGGGGAACCCACACCGGAGACCAGGGCGGGGGCACGGACGTCACCGTCGAAGATGACTGCACGAAGAGGCACCCCGTAGAGCTCAAGCCCCTTCTCGGTGTAGGGGTCGTTGCCCACCACGGTTCCGAGCACCGACTCGATGAAGGGGGCGTTGGGAGACAGGCCGAGAGGGTCCACATCCTGGGGGCTGCCTGACGGGAGACGGTCGGCGTCGAACCCATCGGTCTGTTCGGTGACAGGAAGCGTGCCGTCGGAGGTGTGGGCGACCTCGACACGGTGTTCGGTGAACGTGCCCTGGGAGGTGTCCGCAACCGAGTTGGTTCCTGCGGTGGACACCCGGTACATCGGCTTGCCGCCGTAGATGGCGTTGGTGTCCCCGTTGCTCCGGATGTACCCCTGGGCCGTGATGAACAGGCCTCGTTGGAGGAAGTCGTGGGGGTCCACGTCCGACGAGAATGCAAGACCCGAGATGAGATTCCCATCTGCATCCCGTTGGAACACGGGGTCGGGGGTCAGGAACCCTTCTCTGTACGGTGAGGCTCCGAGGTCATCCTCGTCGACAGCACTTTGCTTGTCCCCGGTGACCTGTTGTGGGGCGTCCCAGTAGGTCGAGTCGGCGAACATCTGCGTCGGGAGCAGGTTGGCGTCCCGCTGGACCATGCCCGTGTACTGGCGGAAGCCTGCCCCAGCGTGGAACTGCTGGAGCGTCCGCACGATGAGAGCCTGGTCCTGGTCTCGGAGGATGAGCTCGTTGCCCCGCCGGTTCACGAGGAGGACAGACTCGTCCAGAACGAGGTCGGCCCCTTGGGACGAGCTGGCGAGGATGGTGCCAGGGTCGAGCGACTGGAGTTTGTGCCGCACCCGGTCGGCGACGCCCTCGAGTTGGTGTCGGAGCTTCGGTGAGAGGCCGAACTCGTCAGGGCCGTATGGCTGTGTTGGAATCCAGTCGTAGCCGGCAACGGTGCCTGGGACCAACCAACTCACGATGAAAGGACGGCTGTTGCCCTCGGTCTTGATGCCGAAGCCGACGACACAGAGATCCCCCGGTTCAGGCATGGCCCCGAAGAAGTGTCGGTTGCCTGCACCAGGGAACGTGAGGGGGACCGCCTCACGGGCGACGGACTCGCCCTGTTGCATGAGGAGGTTGATCTCCATCTTCTTGTAGTCAACGCGGAGGACCGACGCGATCTTCAGGGCGTAGTGGCCTGCTCCTCGGTTGGCTGACTGGGCGTGTGCGGGGTTCGACTTGAGGTCGGCCCGCATCTCTCCACCCGACACCACCCCATCGTTCATCTCCGCCATGGTCTACTCCGCGTCGGGGTTGGGGTTGAAGAAGTCAGGGAAGGCGTTCACATCGTTCTTGACGGACTCAGGGAGGCTGTTGACGCCTGCCAGAATCTCTTGGTTGGCTGCATCAAGAGCACTACCTGGACCGAAGGTTGCTTCAAACTCCGACACGGCTTGGTTGACGCCTGGCAAGAAGGGTGACGTGTTCTCGCCTGTGAACCGGCCACGCAACTTCGCAAACGCCTCAGCGTTCTTGCTGTTTCTGATATCGAGGGTCTGACCTCGGAGAGCATTCTGTGCTTGTGACCACGGGTTGATGGCCTGGAGGTTCTGGTCGGCGAGCCATGCGGACACATTGTCGGGTTGATCGAGTGAGAGGAACCCCTCTTGACCGTAGGCCAGCAACAACACGTCAGACTCAGCCCCTTTGCACTCACAGACTGTCCGGGTGGAGTGGAGGCCAAGGTCGGCCAGACCGTAGGCCGCGTTCGTCGCCGTGACCTTCTGGGAGGCTTCTCGAGTCGAGGATGCGTAGTTGGAGAACGCCGTGTCGAACTGGGTCTCGGCCTCGGGGGACAATTCAAGGACCTCACCCCCTTCACCTGTGATGGCCACCCCGCCCTTGGAGGCAATCTCGGCCGCTGCATCCGGGTCTATCTCGGCGAGGGCACCCAAAGCCTTTGAGGGAGATGTGGTTTTGCGAAGGCTCTCGATGAAGGCGTCGATGGCATCCACAGAAGCGAGGCTGAACTGGTCGGCCTCGAACATCTGCTGGAAGGAGCCACCCTTCTCCACAGACAGACCCCGTCCGTAGGCGTAGGAGCCGATGACCTTGTAGCCTCGCTCATCCGACACAGGGAACACGGGACTGTATTGGGCACTCTCGTTGAACTTCGTCGTGCTGACGGTGATGCCTGATGCAGCATCCCCAAAGGCCACAGCATCCAGCCCATCCCCTGCGATGCTCTGAATGAACCCAGCCCACTGGCTATCGAGTTCGATGTACGCCTCGGCGTTGGCAATCTTGGATTCCGTGGTTTGCTCGATGGAACTCCCAGGCTGGCCCACCTCAGCCTCCAACTGTCCGAAGCGACGCTTGAACAACAAGGACGCTTCGTCGGCCACCACGTTGGCCAGGACTTTTGAAATCTGGGTGATCCCGTTGGACGGTGACTTGAACTGGTTGCCCACCGTCTGCTCGCCCAACACTTTCTCACCTGCAAAGTCCCCCGCGTCCGATGTCTTGTCAGCCGTAGCGACGGCCACCGCCACACTGAACGCAGGGAAGTCAGGCGGCGTGCCCACAAGACCAATCGCCTCGGGCAGAGCTTCTACAGCGGTCTGCATGGTGTTGTAGGTGCCCTTGAACCTTCCAACGACCGTCTGGCCGTCATCCGACCGGTCCCCCGCACCCTTGAACATCGGGTTCGCCACATCGAAGATTTTCTTCTTGGCGAACGCCTTGGTGGTGATGGCGGTGACAATCGGTACGGCAATCGCGTTGGTTCCCTGCGTCTGGGCGAAAGCCAGAGTCGCAATCTGGTGGGTTGGGGTCGCAACGGCCCGAGCTGCTGGTTGCCCCGTGTTCGGACGCATGAGTGGGATGCCTGCGGTGACAGTGATCTCCCCCATGAGGTTGCCGTCACCCCCCTCCTTGAACCCCAGGATCTTCTGGGGGGTTTCTAGGAGGATGAGCCCTGCCGCTTGGGTAGTCCCCACGGTCCGTGCATCCGCCAAGACGTTCCGCATCCCCTGCTGTTGTGCCGTGGGGTGAGAGGAGGAGAAGTAGCGGTAGTAGCCTGGCTGTGACTTGCCAGGGGTGAAGGCCCCTTTGAGGTTCGAGAGCATGTCGAGGTAGTTGGCTGTCTCCTCCCCGCCCTCAATGGCGGTCCTACGGCTCCCGATGGCCGCATTGAGGAGGTCGAGGACATCCCCCGCAGACGCCCGTGCAAGATCACTGCTCCCGATGAGGTCCTGGAGGGAGATGGTCTTCTTGGCCGTGTCCTTGTTTTCCTTGTTGTACGCCTCTTGGAAACTTGAGATTTGCTCCACCAGGTCTGCCGTTGATGGGACCTTGTTGTAGGTGTTCTCGCCCGCCTGAACGTAGAACGGCCCCTCAAACTTCTTGGCTTTCTCGAGTTTCCCGCCCGCTTCCTCCTCGTTGATGAGGAGGACTCCGTAGTCAAAACACTTGCGGATGAGGGCGTTGATGCCCGTGTCGTCGGCAATGTCAGACAGGTTGAGCCCGACAGAGAAATAGTTGGGGTTGATGAGCTCGGTGTCGAGGGCCAGGACCACGTTCGGGAAACCCTGGAGCCGAGGGACACCATCGTTCCCCTTGACCTCGAGGGGGAGCGGTGGAAGCCACGGGTTGTCGAGCTTGATGTTGTCGATGGTCGGCTTGGTTCCATCGTTCGGGGCAATGCCCGGAGCGTAGAACTTCGACCGCCGCCCCGCGAGGGTGAGGTTCGTCGTGCATTGACCCCCGAACCCGAACGTGTGGCTGAACGACTTGAGGTAGTAGAAACAGTCGAACGGCTCGAGGTACACCGGGTACCCCGGTCGGAGCTCGGGTCGAAGGGGAATCGAGCACTGGGCTCGTCGCATGTCGAGGTTGAACAGATCCATGCGGGAGACACAGGCGTAGAAGAGGGCCTGTGGGTTGGTGAGGTAGGCCGCCTCAAAGGTGTCCTGGCGGAATCCGAACTCCGCCACCAACCGGAAATCCGTGTACTCCCCACGGGTGCCCCACTCCCCCTCAAGAAAGCCCGTGAGGTTTGCGGCCTGGCCTGACTTCACCATGAGGGAAGTCACCTGGGGCTCCGCCTCCGTAAAGGTGATGGAGATGAGGTCAATGTCCTTGATGACGAATACACGGTTTGAGCTCGTGTCGAGGTTGTAGAACGGCGGCTTGAAGACGAAGTCGCCGTCCACGTCCTGGTAGAACTCGTAGCCCGATGCCTGGACGACCTGGGAGGCGACGTTCATCTTCGTCTCGTAGACGGACTCAAACAGGTTCACCTCGCCCAACGTACTGAGATCGGTGACGTATGCCTGGATCTGGGTGACGTTGATGCCAAACCCACCCCTCTCTGCATCCTTCTCCGCCTGTGCACCGAGGTAGGTGCTAACGGCGTCGTACGCTAAGAAACGAGCGGTACTGGCGATAGTGCTGAGCGGATCCCGCTCCGTCCCTGGCTGCACAGCAAATGTCTTGGAGAGTGATTTCACATCCCCGGTTGAAAGGCGGCCAAGGAACGCCTGTTGGTAGCCGTTGTAGAGCGTCCCGTTGGTGCCATACATCCGAAGGGAGTTGAAGTTCTGGCTGAACCGCTTCTCCCAGTAGAGCATCGCCATCGACCACAAGGACTCACCGTTCTCCGCCGTCGCGGCTGCGTTGGTCTGTGAGCCAAGGGCGAACCCAACACCACCAGCAGCACCCATCACGTCCCGGTACAGGGTGTACATGATAGCGTAGGGCGTCATCTGGTTGAACGTGTTGCCCGTCAGCGTGGACTTGATGCCGCTGTTCGTCGGGCGAATTCCGAAAACCGACCCGCTCGTCGACATCATCTGGTAGGACCAGAAGTGGAGCATGTCGGAGCAGTTGAGCGTCGCCGTGTGCTCCCCACCCGCGTACTCGTAGGATGTCTCCGTCACCACCCCATGAAAGACGTGGTAGTACGGGTACATCACGGCGTTCCGCACATCCACACCCCCGGTCTCTCCTGGGGTGAGGTTGGCTGTCAGCCCTTGGACGGGGAAGTAGCCTCGGAAGTAGATGTTGATCTCGAGGCCCGGGCGAAGGACAAACTCCCCATCCCGGAAGAACCCATGGCCTTCGGACCGGGGGATGTGCATCGAGACCGAGGCTGTGTTCGCACCCGTCTCAACACCCGCGTCCACCGAGCAAGACGTGATGAACTTCTGGAGGTCGATGCGTCCGTTGCATGTGGGGCAACCAGCGGTCTCGAGGCTCCCGTTCACGTAGACCAGGGCATCCGGGGTGTGGCGGACCAGGCCTCGGTTGTTGAGGGCCCATGTGCCCACGTAGGGTCGGTTCAAAACGCTCATGGGACCAACAACTCGAAGGGGATGACGCCGAACTCGGAGCTCCGGTCGATGGACTGGTCGAAGCTCGTGCCAAGACCCGCGAGGGCATCCCCAATGGTGCCGCCAGGAGTTCTCCCACCCGTGTTGAGGAATCCCTGCGGCGACTCGGTCGGTCCCGACTGAGGAAGGACCACAGGTGTCACTTGGGCGTTGTCGTACATACGGTCCACGGTGAAGTCCATCGACCAGTCGATGTTGTGAGGCTTGTCGGCGGAGTAGCCCCACTCGAACGACTCGATGTGACCCACGTAGGTCCACTGGTCGTAGTCGATAGCGACAGCTCCGATGAACAAGTGGGCATCCGAGATTCCAACCGTGTCGTAGATGTACCCGTTGGACTTGTAGAAGAGGATGAGGTTCATGAGGTTCTGGAAGGCGGCTGAATCCTTCTTGGAGGCCCACTGGACGCCCGTGGGGCTCCCTGTCTCACCTGTGACCTGCCCCAGCGTCGAGACCGTCCCTGGGGCGTCTGAGGCCCCTGCAATGAACGCCCCCGTAGTCCCCGCGAAGGAGATGGTGGTCTGCTCGGCTCCCCACCGCTCGAAGATGAACCCATACCGGGTCTTCGAGGCGAAGCTCTGGATGTTCCCGTAGTTGATGCTCATGTTGTTCGGGTTCACCAGAAGCGTCAGCGTCGGGGCTTCGATGATTCGC